TTGATACAACAGATTTAGTTGTGTCTGTGGCTGGTCGCACAGGTGCTATTACTCTGACAACGGCAGATGTGAGTGGTTTGGGAACGATTGCTACACAAGCATCAAGCAATGTTTCGATTACTGGTGGCTCAATTACAGGCATTACAGACTTGGCGGTTGCTGATGGTGGCACAGGCGCATCTACTGCTTCAGGTGCTAGAACAAATCTAGGGTTAGTCATTGGCACAGATGTATTAGCCCCAACTGGTTCTGCGGCATCCCTTACAGGATTTCCAACATTTAATCAGAACACCACAGGTAGTGCGGCAACCCTCACCACTGGCAGAACCATAGCGGTTACAGGAGACTTGGCATACACAAGCCCTAGTTTTGATGGTTCAGCCAATGTAACTGCGGCGGGTACTCTTGCAACTGTAAACAGCAATGTTGGCTCATTTACAAATGCAAGCGTAACTGTTAATGGAAAAGGCTTGGTTACTGCCGTATCTAGTGGTACTGCACCAGTTACCTCTGTAACAGGAACTTCTCCTGTTGCGTCTAGCGGTGGTGCTACTCCTGCCATATCTTTGGCGGCAAGTTATGGAGATACTCAGAATCCTTACGCCTCTAAGACTGCTAATTATGTTTTAGCCGCACCCAATGGTTCTGCTGGAGTGCCTACTTTCAGGGCAGTTGTTGCCGCTGATATTCCTACATTGAATCAGAACACCACAGGAACTGCGGCTTCCACCCCTAAGTTGTTGACAACTAACTTCACGATTGAGGAATCAGGTGGCAAGTTGCTGTTTAAATATGGCGCAACTACAATAGCCTCAATGTCTTCAACTGGAGTAATTACTTCAGCAACTAACATTATTGCAAATGGAACACCATAAAGGAAAAATATGGCAACGACAGTAACCCTAAAACCCAATGCGATTGACCTCTCTGGTTCAACTTCAGGGACAACCACATTGCAAGCAACTGCGGTGGCTGGTACAACTACCATCACACTTCCTGCGGCAACTGATACTTTGGTTGGTAAGGCAACAACAGATACCCTGACCAATAAGACACTGACCGCTCCTGTAATCAGCACAATCTCTAATACTGGTACTCTAACCTTGCCGACATCGACAGATACTTTGGTAGGTCGTGCAACCACAGATACTCTAACAAACAAGACTTTAACTACCCCAGTTATCAGTTCACTTTCATCTGCATCTGCTACTGCGCTAACTTTGCAGTCTGCTGGCACTACTGCAATTACTGTTGATACTTCACAGAATGTGGGGATTGGTACTAGTAGTCCTAATGTAAAACTAGACGTAAATGGAATTACTGGGTGGAGTGGTTCAACTACTGGTGTTGTTTCAAGTTTAACTGGTGCAAATGCTTCACATGGTAATGGTGGAAATTTAAGAGTTTTAACTAGCACTACACAAGTTGCCGATGTTGGTGGTTCAATGACATTTGGTGGTTATTACATTGGAACTTCTAATTCAATAGACCTTGCTGAAATTGCTGGAAGAAAAGAAAATTCAACCTCTGGTAATACTGCTGGATATTTGCAATTTGGAACACGGGCAAATGCTGGAAATATTACAGAGCGTATGCGTATCGACTCCTCTGGTAGTGTGGGGATTGGAAACACTAGCCCTGCTTCTAAATTAGATGTAACTGGAAAGTTAACTGTTAATACTTCTTTTGCTGGTGATGTAATTACTAATATTGTTAATTCAAGTGCAACTGGATTTGGATTAAGGGTTGCTGGTGGTGCTTCAGGTTCGGGTTATATAGTTAGTTTTAATGATTATCTAGGTACAAACAAATTTATTCTTGATGGCTCTGGTAATGTAGGTATAAATACAAGTTCGCCTAGTTACAAATTAGATGTTCAGCGTACAGCGGCTAACGGAACTGGTGTTCTTGATGTGCTTCGTTTGCGTTCAACTGGTGATAACGCAGACGATGGCCCTAGACTTCTGTTGACTTGCGGTAATTCAACTACTGGCGGTGCGGCTATTGGGGCTGGAGGCGTTGCCGCAAATTCTGCAAATCTATTGTTCTATGCTGGCGGTAACACAGAGCGTATGCGTATCGACACTAGCGGTAGATTGCTGGTGGGGACTACATCATTAAACTTCGGATTGAAGGGGGCTGCTCTTTATCCTTCTGGATTGATTGAGGCTACTGTTGATGCCAACATTTGCATGAATATAAACAGGCTTACAGACGATGGAACTTTATTTGGTTTTTATCAAGCATCAACTCTTGAAGGCTCTATCTCTGTATCAGGCACAACAGTTTCATACAATGGCGGTCACTTATCACGATACGCACAAACCACAACAGCCAAAGATAATTCACTTGTCAAAGGTACTGTGTTGTCCAACCTTGATGAGATGAATGTTTACACAGACGCTGAAGGAAATCCTGTTGACAACGAACAGTTAAACAAAGTCAAAGTGTCTGACACCGAAGGCGATGTAAATGTTGCTGGTGTATTTGTAAACTGGTCTTATGACGAACAACATAGCGTTGACGAAATTAACATGGCTATGACAGGCGATATGATTATTCGTATTGCTCAAGGCGTAACTGTTCAGCGTGGTGATTTACTAATGTCTGCTGGTGATGGAACTGCCAAGCCTCAAGATGACGATATTGTGCGGTCTAAGACGATTGCAAAGGTCACTTCCAATCATGTAACTTGCACATACGCAGATGGTTCTTACTGTGTGCCTTGTGTGCTAATGGCTTGTTAAGGATTAAATATGATTACTTGGACAATTACACAACTAGACCGCCAAACCTCTAATGGGTTTGTAACTACCGCACATTGGACTGCAAGCGCAGTAGATGGGGATTACTCTGCATCTACATACTCAACAAGTTCATGGGCTGATGGCACACCTACAACCCCTTATGCTGACCTAACGCAAGCAACTGTATTAGGTTGGATATGGGCTAATGGCGTAGACAAAGAGGAAGTAGAGACTAGTCTGCAAGCGCAAATTGATGCACAGAAGAATCCTGTAAGTGCTACTGGAGTGCCTTGGTGAGTCCAGAACTGCAAAAGTACTATGAAGCCCGCTTTGACTTGATGTCAAAAAAGGGTTGGAAAGACTTAATGGAAGATATTGACACAATGATTGAATCGTTGAACAATATCAGTACAATCCCTGACGAAAAGTCCTTGCAGTTTAAGAAGGGCGAATTGTCAATACTCACATGGCTGAGAACCTTGAAAGAGGTCAGCGAGAGAGCATTTGAGGAATTGAATGAAAAGACTATTTGATTTTGCCTGTGAAAACGGGCATAAAACTGAGAGATTCTGTGATTATGAGACACGGGATTTCTTATGTGAGTGCGGAGCAACAGCCAACCGACTCATAAGCGCACCTAACTTCAAATTGGAAGGGTGGTCTGGTTCTTTCCCATCAGAGCATGGGAAGTTCGAGAAAAAACACCTTGACAGACTGAAGTGGGAGCAAAGTAACAACTTGTAAAAAGTGCAAGTTAAATGTCCTGAGAACGATAAACACGCAGGAAAAGGAAAAATATGTTGATTGAAAATGAAGATGAGTCGCCAAGTGAGTTAGACGTAGTTGAAGAACAACAGCAAGAAAGACTTCCTCAGAATGAGCAACTTTCGGACATTCCCAATTTCTATCGGGATAAAAGTCTAGAAGATGTTATCAAGATGCATCAAGAGGCTAACAAGTTAATTGATCGTCAAGGGAAAGAAGTAGGCGAAATTCGCAAACTAGCAGATGAACTCATAAAGCAGAACCTCAGTTCTAACAAGCAATCTATTAAAGAGGAAGCACCAGAAGTAGACTTCTTTGAGAATCCAAAAGAGGCAATTCGTCAGACTGTCGATAACCATCCAGATGTAGTAGCGGGACGCCAAGCGGCTCACGACTTCAAAAGGATGCAGATTCAGCAAAAGTTAGTGCAAGAGCATCCCGACTATGGTCAGGTTGCTTCAGACCCAGACTTTGCAAATTGGGTGAAATCTTCACCTGTTCGCATAAATCTGTTTGCCAAGGCTGATGGTGAGTTTGATTACGATAGTGCAAACGAATTACTTACTACTTATAAACAGTTACGTGGCGTGAAGGCGAAACAAACGAGTGATGCTGGAGAAGCAACTCGCAAGACTAACCTGAAGGCGGCGGGTGTTGATATAGGTGGTAGTGGAGAATCAGGAAAGAGGGTATACAGAAGGGCTGACCTTATTCGGCTGAAAATGACCGATCCGAACCGATACGAAGCCTTGAGTGACGAGATCATGCAAGCCTACGCAGACGGACGGGTCAAATAATTAACTTATCGCTTTTTGGAGATTTATCATGCCTTTAGGTACAAATAATGTGACAGTAACGACTGCGGCAACCTTCATTCCTGAAATTTGGAGTGACGAAATTGTTGCCGCTTACAAAAAAAACCTTGTTTTAGCAAACTTGGTTATGAAGATGTCTTTCAAGGGAAAGAAGGGTGATGTAGTTCACGTTCCTGCCCCTACCCGTGGTTCAGCGTCTGCAAAGGCGGCTGGTTCACAAGTAACTTTGATTGCGGCAACGGAATCTGAAGTTCAGGTATCAATCAACAACCACTATGAATATAGCCGTTTGATCGAAGACATCGTAGAAGCACAGGCTTTAAACAGTCTGCGTAACTTCTACACAGCAGATGCTGGTTACTCTTTGGCTAAACAAGTCGATTCTGACTTGATTAACCTTGGACGTTCAACCAATGGTGGTGCTGGTACAAACGCCTATGCAACTGGTGCGTTTATCGGTGGTGATGGTACGACTGCTTATGTTGCCGCAAGCAACAACGAGACAGCCTTGACCGATGCCGCTATCCGTCGCACTATTCAGCGTATGGATGACACCGACACTCCTATGGATGGTCGCTTCTTCATCATCCCACCCTCAAGTCGTAATACCTTAATGGGTCTTGCACGTTACACAGAACAAGCCTTTGTTGGCGGTACTAACAATACCATCCGCACAGGTGAGATCGGTAACTTGTATGGCATCCCTGTGTTTGTCTCAAGCAATTGCGATACAGCATCAGGCTCTTCTGCCGCCCGTGTTTGTTTGATGGGACACAAAGACTCTTTGGTTCTGGTTGAGCAAATTGGTGTTCGTTCGCAAGTTCAGTACAAGCAAGAGTACCTTGCTACGCTGTTCACATCTGACACGTTGTATGGCGTTCAGATTCTTCGTGCGGCGGCAAGCACAGGTGCGGCTAAATCTGCATCTATGTTTGCTCTCTTAGTTCCTGCCTAATTGCAGTTGCGCCCCCTGCCCTAGTGGTGGGGGGACTTTTTTAACCTAATTAGGAGAATCTTATGGCAACAGCAAGTGCAGTTGTAACACGCAGAGGCAATGACAGTTTTCGGGGTTTATTCTCTGATACTTGGTCAGTTCGGGCTACTCTTGACGCTGGTTCTTTAGTCGATGGCGCAGGGGAAACCGATGACGTAACAGTAGCGGGTGTCGCTTTGGGTGACATGGTTATTGGTGCATCTTTAGGTGTGGATTTGGTTGGTTTGACTGTGACAGGTTATGTCTCAGCCGCAAATACAGTCAAGTTCCGCATCCAAAACGAGTCTGGCTCAACGGCTGACTTGGCTTCATCAACTTTACGTCTAGTTGTAGTTCGTATGGTTTAAGGATTGGGGGGCTTGCTCCCCTTTCTTTTAAGGA